GCTTCAGAACATTCTCTTTCGTATTGGCGCACTCTTCGGATCGTCAGCATTGGCAGCAATTGCCGGTGGTGCCCTCATTGGTGTTGAACTATGGAAGTCTGCTGCTCTTGCTGGTCTTATGGCATGCGCACAGGTGATTGAGAAGCTCTTGCGTTTCAGCGTTGATGGTTCACTTACCAAAGAAGAGATCGAGCAAGCCTTCGCAGGTGCCGGCTCGGTCAAGAAGAAGGACGAAGAAGCAGCAGAGTAATGGCAAAGGTCAAGGTAAACATTGCCAAACTGCCAATCATCCCGGTCAAGTTGTGTTCACATCTAAAGAACGCCAAGCCTGGTGAGCTGCCACCGAAACTGTTACGCAAGATCGAGGGCAAGGGAATGCTCCATCACTGTGCAGCCGATGCTTATGAAGCGATGGATGCGGCAGCAAATGCTGTGGGAATTGACCTATCTCCGACTTCGCCAGCGGACACATACCGAACTTTAGCCGTACAAGAATATGGTTTCTACCAGCGCTACACAACCGACGTTGTCAAAGGCGAGAAGCCTCGCGTGTACAAGGGTATCCCTTACTACTTGAAGAAGGGCAATGCCATGATGGCGGTGCCGGGTACCTCGAAGCATAACCTCGGGATCGCCATTGATATCAAGGACTCCACCAACCCCAAGCGCTTGCAATGGTTAGCAGCTAACGCTGTGTCTTTTGGTTTCTCTTGGGAAGCGTTGCCTTCCGAGCCATGGCATTTGCGTTACGTAACAGGTGATGAAATTCCAGAGCGCGTTAAAGCGTGGCTTGCCAGCAAGGTCGCATGACACCGTGGATGCTGGGACCGCTGTTTTCCTTAGTGCTCTTGTTGGTGCTCTTGGTAGCATAATCGTTGCGGTTATCCAGAGGTTTCGTAAAGAGAACGCGCGCGATCACGATGTTGTTATGGGCATGCTTAAGTACATCAACAAGAATCTAGCCAGGACAGAGAACAAGATCGACCGTCACGTGAAGGATCACGCAGGGAAATCTGAGTAGCCCCCGTCGGGTTGCCACAGTCCGACTCCCTAATCCGTAATCACAGCGCCTCGCTACACGACATAGCGATCTACCCAGGTTCCCCTGTTTACGTCCCGCCCCGTGCGACAGGGGTACGACCATGCGACTAGCCAGTTGTTCAGATGAAGATATCGGACCGCACCAAAAATAACAACCACCCGTGGTACTGTTTCTTCTGCAACTCCGGGGGGTTTGGCTTCCCTTCCTTTGCCCCCGGAGTTTGCACTTACAATGGAAGGAAAAAACATGAGCAAATTTTCGGATACATTAGTTACCTCGACGGTACTGCCAATAGTGGACAGAGTCAAATTAAAGCTAGACGAAGAATCATTCAATGACTTCGAGCAAGCAATGACAAACCACGCCATCTCTTCGGCAGCCATACACCGTGCACTTAAGAACCTTGGTGTTGAGGTGTCGGTCAACTCAATACAAAGATTGAGAAAATAATGAGTAAGTTTGAGGAAGTTGTTTCGCTTGAAAGGGAGATCGATGAACTACGCAAAGCACTTAAAACATCCCAGCTTGCACATTCGCGGGCGAAGATTAACTCTCAAGGAGTTATTGACGCGGTATATCTTGCTGCTAAGGATGCGTCTCTTGCTACGGGGCATGCTCGCAAGACACCGCCGTTACCAAAGAAGGATGCTCGGAAAGTAAAAGCAGAAGTAGCGCTTGTTCACGCAACCGACTGGCAGTGTGGAAAGAAAACACGGTCATACGACATCAACACCCTGTCTAACAGGATGGAAGAGTTCACACAGAAGGTCATGGATCTTACTGAGATACAGCGAGCACATCATCCAGTACGTGAGTGTGTCCTGTTGTTTGGTGGTGACATGGTCGAAGGTGTGTCTATCTTCCCGGGTCAGGCATACGAGATCGAGGCATACCTGTTTGAACAATTGTTCGAAGTCACCCGGATCATGGAGCAAATGGTAAGATCGTTCTCTTCTTATTTCGAGAAGGTATCTATCGTGTGCGAGTACGGTAACCACGGCAGACTCGGACGCAAAGGCGACATGCCTGGCGGTGACAACATCGATCGTGTTGCATACAAGATCACCTCTGACAAAACCAAAGACCTGAAGAACGTGACATGGCAACAGTCAGATGACTGGTATCAGATGGTTGAGATCGGTGAGTATCGCGCATTGCTGGTACACGGTGATGAGATCGGATCGTTCGGTGGGATTCTCCGCAAGGTAAGTTCGTGGTCTACTGGTGTAGTGGAGCCATTCGATGACTGTTATGTCGGACACTTCCACACACCCACAACATTGACCATGGCCAACGCCGGCCGTATCTTTGTGTCCGGATCACCCGAGTCACACAATGAGTACGCGCGTGCGTATGTAGGTGCAGTAGGTAAACCATCACAGCGACTTCACTTCGTAGACCCAATCAAGGGTCGAGTCACAGCGGAGTACACATGCTGGCTATAGTCCCCGCGCGTGCGTGCGCGTGCGTGCGCGGGAATGAAGGTCCGATCCCGGCGGCCCCGGAATGCGGGGAAAAATATGACGACTCCGAAGATGAATGAGCTCACCTATATATACGTGACGTGGCGGGATGCCCACTCGGCAACGACCACATGGACAGCCGCGCGTGATCTCGATCAGGATCCTTACATTGTGCGGACGGGCGGGTTCCTGCTATCGCTTGCCGATGGAGGGAAGGAAGGGCACATCACAATCTTCCAGTCCATCACCCCGGATGGTGACGTTGACCATGTCTTGTGCATTCCAAAGGAGATGGTTGTTGACTTTAAGTGCGTCCAGATAAATATTCCAGATGAGGTTGCGCCCCCTCTTCAAACCTGATACCGTCATCTCACAACCAAAGAAAGGGATGGTATGAGATACCAGATAACAAAGCCAGAGCACGGATCACAAGAGTGGTTAAACGTAAGGTGGGTCGATGAGAATGGACTGACGCGGATATCTGCCTCAGTTGCCTCAGCGGTACACAACGAAAACAAATACACGAGCGCAGCCGACTTGGCCATGGAACTACTGGCAGATACGCCACCAACTCCACAACCAACCAACTCCGCAATGGATCGTGGCAACTACATGGAGCCTGTGCTCATCAAGTGGACAGCCGATGTTGAGGGTATCAACCTCACTACCCCGGATGTTATGTACTGCTACAACGAGCATGGTGCACGACTGATAGCTACGCTTGACGCGATTGATGACAACGGTATTCCGTATGAAGTCAAGACCACCAACAAGAAGTTCACTGGTGTACTGCCACGTGAGTGGCATTGGCAAGGTGTTCAACAGGCCATCTGTGCAGGTAGTGAGACGATTGAATGGATCATCTTTGACAACGAGATGCAGATCAAGCGCTACACGCAGAACATCTCGTCGGATGACAGGGAGTACCACATCTTCAAGTGTCAGGAGTTCTTGGCTGACATTGACAATGGTGCGGTACCTGCTGCAGCAAAGCTTGAGTACAAGCATGTTGAATCCATGTACCCCGAGAGCACGGCAAAGCAGATGGCATTGCCTTCAGAGGCAGCAGTTATCATCGAACAACTTGACAAGGTTCGCGAGATGAGTAAAGCTTTAGCCGAGCAAGAGTCGGAACTTAAGACTCAACTTGGTACCATGATGCAAGACGCAGAGGAAGGGACGATTGACGGCAATGTCGTAGTGACATGGAAGACCCAAAGCCGGACATCCTTTGATCAAAAGAAGTTTGAGGCAGAGCATCCAGCTCTTGTCCCCAAATTCAAAAAAACATCCACATTCAGAGTAATGAAGACAAGGAGCAAATAACAATGGCATCATTCAACTTAGACAACTACGAGACCGTAGAAGATCGGCTCGTCAAGTTCTGGGAACAACACCCAGATGGCAGAATCTTGACAGGCATTCACTACTACGATGACACAAGGATCCTCGTTCGCGCAGAGATCTTCTTCAACCGTGAAGACGACCGACCTGTGGCTACTGGGTACGCAGAAGAACTACGTGGTGCATCGCCAGTCAACCGGACTAGCCATGCGGAAAACGCAGAGACTTCGGCAATCGGACGCGGACTGGCCAACTGTGGGTACGCAGCCAAGGGTTCACGCCCTAGCCGTGAGGAGATGGAGAAGGTACAGCGCATGGGTTCAGCCCCTGCACCAGCACCAACACCACAGGTACAACGCCAGCAGGTAGATCAAGTGGTCAACCAATTGGTAGATGCATTCGGTGCAACTGAGGTGCCGGCTCGTTCGGTAGAGATCAAGAATCCAGGCGAACCAGCATCACCAAAGCAACTCGGCATGATTCGCGCAATGCTGAGGGGCAAGGAGATCACCGAGACATCCGATGTTGTTGATCTTTGTGGTGCAACCATTGGTCGTTTGATTGAGAAGATGGACGACCTCACCAAAGGCGAGGCATCCCAGTTGATCACATCGTTCAAGTGACCGAGGAAAGAAAGGGTTACTGTGAAGGCAACCAAGACAAGTGCAATGCCGAAGGGTGTCCGAAATTCGGCACCCTCGGTAGAGCCGGTCGTGACGGTGCGCGTAGGATTCGAAACTGTGGTGACCCTGCAGCTAGGGGTAAACGCAATAGGACTAAGGGAGATTCCAAGGCACGTCGAGCGCGTAAGAAACTTGGGCTGGGTGGTCACCTTACCCGTCACGAA